CCTTGTTTTAATGCTCACGATTTAGAGAAAGAAATACACAATTACCTACAAATAGAAGGATTTAGAGTAAATAATAGAAAAGAGTTCTTTACCTTATCTGTAGAAGAAGCTAAGTCTGTTGTAGAAAGAATAGGCCAACCTTATAAAATGGAATCTGATGAAATCATTTAGTAGAGATACAAAAGCTAAACTATCTCATAACCCTACTGGAGAACTAATTAAGATATTAACTCCATGTATTAAGAAGAAAATCGCGGGAAAACTTGCGCGTTTGCGCGCGACGCTCGCCTTTGTCCTTATACTCACCTCATGCTCCATCGACCCCCTCGATCAACCCCCTTGCGAAACAGGAGATTGTGATGCAGTTGTTTTAGCTCCTTTTCAAAAAGATGAAAATGGTTATTATCATGCAACTTTAGATTGGACAAGAGAGTATTATCCTTATTTTAATATGGATATTGAAGCTACACGTACTTCAAGACAGTATTGGTATAACGATGAACCAGTAGTACAGGCGGAGTTCGACACAGATACGTATTTCGTATTAAGTGACTCTGTTGCTTTTACTATCCCTCTCTATAGACCCTACTTAGGTTTATGGACTTATGACGGTACTCCTATACCTTATGAAAATACAACAATATATTTAAGTCAGTTTGAAGGCACTATTGTACCCGTTGTACAGAATGATACTAGAATTTACTTTAGTGATGATGAAGTTGGAAGGTTTACTACTCGAAGAGTTGTTGGGCCTTTTCCTCCTACAGTGATTGGAGATACCATTACTATATTCATGAAGGTAAAATGGGATTTAGGAAGTGAAATTTTAAGTAGAGAGAACTTTGTTGAAAAATTTATTATAAAATAGTTGCCTTTCTGCAAAATTTTATATATCTTCAATATATAGATTATATAAAGATATATTATTTATAAGATATTAAAATATATAGATATATAAATATATAAAAATATATAAGATATATGTATATTAAAAAAGGCGTATCATATTAAACACCTAGCTAAATGTTACAAGCAGAACAAATACAAAAAAATTACGATAAACACTTAAAAATAGTCGAACACTATATCACCGAACGAAAACAAGCAGTTCTTGATATGATATCTCACATAGGAGACGAATATGTTATAGCACCCGCCAGTTCTAAAAGTTGGTTTCATAGTGCATACGCAGGTGGGTATGTGGATCATGTCAATAGAGTAGTGGAATATGCAGTGAAGCAAATGAAGTTGTACGCCGAAATGGGAGGAGAAGTAGATTTTACCGAAGAGGAGTTAGTCTTTGCTGCATTATTCCATGATCTAGGTAAACTAGGTAATGGAGACATACCTAACTATATACCTCAGACGGATAAATGGAGACAAGATAAGCTTTCAGAGATGTATACCTACAATCCAGAATTAGACTTTATGCTTATCCCAGACAGATCTTTATTTATCTTACAGAAATTCGGTATAAAAGTTAATCAAAAAGAGTGGTTAGGTATTAGACTACATGATGGTGTGTTTGATAAAGCTAATGAAGCGTACTTTTTCAGTAACGTTGAAAGCTCTAGACAAAAAACATCAATAGTATCGGTTCTTCACTCCGCAGACTTTCTAGCTTCTAAGGTAGAGTATGATATGTGGAAGAGAGCAGGCGGTACTACTATACCTAAAGCTAAAAAATCGCAATCCTCTACGGGTAAGAGAGTAAATTCTTCTCCAGGATTAGCTAATATGTTAAAAAATATTTAAAAAATGTTGGTAACAGAAATTATAATTACTATATTATCTATTGTATTATTAATTTTAATATACATAATTCGCAATCTCATGATTAAAGTAGAGAAATATGAAGATGTAACAGTTGATCAAACAACTTACCTTCAGAATATCTCAGACATAATTGGGGATTCAAAAAAGCACCTTAAAAGTCTCGACGAGAGTGGGGTATTCCAGGCAGATGATGAGGTCGGTTATTTCTTTGAACAAATGAAACTAGTACAAGAAGAGCTAGACCGATACATGCTCCCGGAAAATTATGGCGAGAAAGAAAAGCAGCAATAACTACTTTACTAAAGAGACAGAAGACTACATTGTAAAATATAATAACTCAACCGATTCAGATTATCGAGCTAAAATATTTACAGAACACATTTACTTTCCTTTTTATAAGTTAGCAGAGAACATTATACACACCTTTAAGTTCTACTATACAGACGTAGAACAGATAGAAGACTTAAAGCATGAAGTTGTAACAGTCCTTTTAGAGGAGAAAATAGATAAATTCGATCCTACAAATGGTGCAAAAGCGTATTCTTATTTTGGCACTATAGTAAAGAGGTGGTTAATAAACTACAACAATAAGAATTATAAGAAGCTTAAACAGATAGGCTCCTTCGACGATATTCAAGAATCATATGATCCATCTGAAGAAAGAAAAGAAGGGTATGAGCAGGTACTAAGTAATTTTATAGACGAGTGGGTAGATGAGCAATACCTAGTTATAGATGAACATTTTACAAGACAGAACGAAAAAAAGATAGCAGACGCAGTTTTAACTATTTTTAAAACCCGACACGATTTAGAAATATTTAAGAAAAAAGCTCTTTATATCTATATAAGAGAAATGACAGACTGCGAAACCCCTCATCTTACTAGAGTTATATCCAAACTCAAACAAACGTTTTATACAAAATATCAAAAAGCCTACGATGAAGGTCATTTTGAAGAATATACTGCCAACTAAGATATTTATAAATAAAATATTATGGCACTAGATAAGACAATTTTTGGCGACAAGAAACTATCTGACCTTTTCCAAGAGATACACGACAACTCTACTAAAACAAGAACTCAGGTTTCTGCTTTAATATCTGAGCTAAAACCTCTTATAGAAAATATAGGAGACGCTACTCTCATAGTACCTATGATTAAAGAGTATATGGAAATAGGTGTAAAGAACGATGAACACCTAATTAAAATGGCTGCAATTATACAGAGAATAGAAGCTGTCCAAGCTAAAGGAGGAGACGGAGATATGTTCGATCCATCAGAATTAGCAGACCTTCTTGCAGATATGGAAGAAAATGAAGAGAGATTAGAAGAAGTTAAAGGAGAAGATACAGAAAGTGAAGATTAACAGCTTAGGACTTAGTAATATAGTAAAGGATAAATCAACCTCTACAGCTCAGGAACTTATACAGTTTCCTGCAAGAGTTGTTGATATAATACTTAACGACCAACACCCTGAAGTGTCTGATGGTTCATTAGAAGCATCTGAAGCTCTTGGAGCAATTAAATTTAGACCCTTACACCTAAAGGTAGATGAATCAGATCCTACTATATTAGAAGTTGCTTACCCTATTGATAGTAATTTTAAAAACTACCCACTGTTAAACGAAATAGTATTCGTAACGCCTGCTCCATCTTTAGATAGAGGAGAGGATGGACAAGTACGAAATACAAGGTACTATTACAAAACTGTAATAAACCTTTGGAACAACCCACATCATAACGCATGGCCAGATCAACTACAAAACCCAGGCGAACCTGATTTAGGGTATAACTTTGAAGATAAATCTAATGTAGCCCCACTATTGCCATCTCAAGGAGATGTTATTATAGAAGGTAGACAAGGACAAACTTTAAGATTTACTGGAACTGATTTTGAGAAAAAATTTGTAGAAGTAAATGATCAAAAACCAATTACCATAATCAGTAACGGAAAACCTGGAGGTGACCCAAGCACACCGGTGATTGAAAACATAGACGATGACCCGGCATCTATATACATGGTTGAAGATCATACAGTAAAGCTAACACAAGCTAATGAAAAAAGAGATGCATGGGATAGCGAACCAGATAAAGCAGACGCATATCAAGGTGCTCAAGTTCTTATTAACTCAGGGAGACTATTCTTTAACGCAAAAGAAGAAAGTATACTACTATCGGGAACTGAAGCGATTGGAGGAAACGCCAAGACAGTTTCTTGGGACGGTGAAGAGTATGTAGCTCTTGATGCTACTAAGGTTTATCTTGGAACAGAAGCATTTAA